CACGCATAGCCTTTTGGACATTTCCATAACCGCCCTGTACATAGGGAGCAACAAATTCATCAAAATCTCTTAAAGGCATTTGAGCAGCAACTTCAGGTGTTCCTATAGGAGCGCCCGGAGCCAACTCAAGATTGCGTGGCATTGGGTAAGCGCGACCAGTGGTGCGCTTGTAAATCTCTGATGCGGAAATGCGAGGCATACCAGCCTCTGCATATTGTTCTGCAATATCTTGACTATATGACATAGCCAAAGGTTTATTTTTATCTAGCGCCTTAATTGGAGCAGTAGAGCCATGATATAAATATTGACCTGTTGTATACTCAGAAAATTCAAGTATTTCTTTATATGGAGCATCGGTTAATTTACCTTGTAAAAATAAACGCTCTGCAGCCAGTGCATAAAGACGAGCCTCATTAAGTACTTTTTCAGTAGCAAATATTTCAGATTGAGCCTCTGCAAGTAATTTTCTTATTGCGATTGAATCTTCACGCAAACCTTTACTTACTAAAGTTCTATCTGCAAGGCGTTCTATACCTTGAACTCGGTTGTTATACCAAGACTTAAATCCATCACGGTTTAAATCAGAAAGGGCTAATAAACCATAACCTTTACCAAGAATAGAAAGCGTTGCTTCGCTAACATTTCGTATAGTATAACCAAGGCGTAGAAGTACGGAAGCCTTCCACATGTCATTTAAAATACCGCTAACATAACGCATTGTGTCAGGGTCAATAATTTCACCCTTGCGACCTATTGACTTTAATATACCCTTATTTGCTTCAAGTACACGAGCATAGTTTTCTAGGTCTACCATAGGTAGTGCGTTAGCACCTTGACGCTCTAAATAAGGAATCTTAAGAATAACATCATCATCAGTCATTAAAAACTTACGGTCACGAATAGTATCTAATGCGCTTTGACGGCGTGATTTGTATTGACTCCAGATAAATAAACCTTGTTCATCAGTTAATCCAAGTTTTCTATTAACTGCACTTACGGCTAAATCTTCAAAAGATACAGCAACTGTTGAGCGTAATTCTGGTAGTCCACCAGCACGAAGGTATGCTCTTGTGTGCTCATCAATTATTGGTTGTGCATCTTGACCAACTAAACGGCGTAGTTGCTCACCAAAGGCTCGCATTTCTGCAAATGAATCAGAGTCGTTAAAGTTTACATAGCCTGCTGGTTTTTCTTGGAAAGCATCGCCAACTTTTTTAATACCAAAGTTTACAACTGCAACAAGTGGATGATACTTAGTCGGTTGTATAACTCCTACGGTAGGAAACTTAGTAGGTTGGTCTATGCCTTTAATTCTTGCTGCTTTGCTTTCAGCACGGCTAATAGCCAACTTTTCAAATACTGGTTTACCAAATGTACGCTTACTTAAATCTGCAGGCTTCTCATTAAATGACCTAATCATACGATAGTATGGGTCAGCCTCAACTTGTTTAACTAATTCTTCTGCTGAGTCTAATTTATTAATGTCATCTACAAAACCATTGGTAGGTAAATTATTTAAAACTCTTTTATCTAAATCTGTTGTATCATTAATTTTATCAAGAACAAATGCTAAATCACGGCGCTTTGCAATTAACCTAGCCATAGCAGAGCCTATTTCTTTATTTGTTCCAAGGCGTGCTGTTGCAACTAATATATCTGCTACATCATCTACAGTCTTAGCCTCACCTAATAAATAGGCTAGTGTATCTGCATCATTAGACTGCTGAACCATTGGATGGTTACGGATTGCAACTCTATCTGATTTAGAAAACCAAGATAAGGTATTGTAAAGTTCGCCACCTTCTTCACGACCCTCATTAATTGTTCTAGCCAAAGTTTGTGGAGATATAACTTTTACTGAACGCAAAGTTCTTGGCATTAAGAAATCTTTTAATAATTTATTAGCATTTGTGTCTACTGCACCTAGTGGGCGAGTAACAACTGCTTTACGAGCAAGACCAGCAGCCTTACCTAACTTACCAAGTGGGTCAGTTACTGTTGTAAAAAATGTATCATAGGCACCGCTAAGACCTTTAGAAGCCCAATCTTCATCAAATGCTTTACGGTCATTTGGGTCAAATATATTAAAATCATTACCCAATTCATTTGGACCTAAAATTCCAAAAGAAGCCTTGGTTTGTAAATATGATAATGCTTGACCTGGGGATATTTCTTCTTTATTTTCCCATGCTTTTTTTGCATCAAAAGTAGCAAGAGTTGTAAGTGCTGCAGATAATGGTTGTCTTAAATATCTACCACCAGTTTCGTAAGAAACCATTGCTGTTGGTAATAAAACTTTTTCAAATGCTGCGCCAACTGGCTTACGAATTGGATAAGTTGTTGCTTGTAATGTAGTTCTAAAAGCGTTACCTGCAAAATTAAACGCATCTCCTACCCAATTTTTGTCATTGGATGACACGGAGGCAAGGTCAAATAACATTGATGGTAAACCAATTTCATTGGCAAACCCATTACCTTGCAGTTTTTGCGCTGCATTTCCAAGTATGTCGCTAAAACTCATAGTACGCTTTTTAAGTACCTTACATAATTACGATAAGCGTTAGATGTAGTTGGTAACTCTGCAAGTACTGCTAAGTATGGAAGTGCTTGGCGCATACGGTCAGCATCTTCACCATTTGCAGTTTGGTCTGTTGCATACATGCTATCAAGTCCTTGAGTTGCACCCATGCGCACATCTTCTTCTAAGCGTTGAGTTGGTGCAGTTAAAGATGTAAATGGTGTTTGTCCACCAGTACGAAATGCACGATTACCTGAAGGTGAAGGAGTAGACATAGTTGCAGGGTTTTGTCCTGACATTTTTGCACTTGTTTGTAAATCATAAAAATCTTGTGCGTTGTCAATACCTGCTGCATAACTTGCTGGTTGTCCGCTAGTTCCTGCGCCACCTGTTGCTGACACTTGATAATTCTCTGAGGCTTTCTTAGCCATCTTTCCTCCCACCTAAGTTCGGATATTTAATGTTATGAGCAGTTTTAAAACATGCTCAGGTTTATTAATTACTTATTGCGTGAACCACGAGTTCCGCTTGGATTGCTTGAGAAATATGTCTTTCCACCCTTTGATGATGCTTTCTTAGCCAACAATGGTTTTTGGGTTGGAGCCTTGCCTGCTGAACCTTGGTTCTTAGGCTTCTTTCCTCCTGCTAGGGACTTCTTCATTTATTCACCTCCCTTACGCAACTGGTAGTCGTCTGACGAGGGAAGCCTGAAGATTAGGTTCACCTCTTTGCGTTAAACTTGCTAAAAGCGACTGAACATCTGGTCTACCACCTGGAGTAATTTGTCCAGGAGCCACACCTAACATACGACCAGTAGCACTTAATCCTTGTGGAAGTTGCCCCTCACCTGGGGGGACCGCACCTGACTGCCCAGCAAGTTCGGGACTTACACCTTCAGGGGTCATCATCGCACCAGGTGGGGGATTCTGTGGTTGAAACGCCTCTGACACTGCTTGTTCAATAGGCGTACCCTTTTGGCGTTCATTAATGACTGTAGATAATTTATATAAAATATCTGAAGGATTCTGTCCTTGCGATGCAAGGGCTGGAATTGCTTGGGCATAAGAAGCAATCGCTTGCTTCATTGCATCACGCAAATCTTCGGTATCAACTTTTTCTTCTTCTTGTGTTGCGTTAAATGAAAACGGCATCTGACGGCGTAAGAAGTCACGAGAGATTAATTTATCTCCACGAGCCTGTAATCCGAATACTAATGCACGGTTTGGGTCAAGTCCTGCCATCAATCCGTACTGAACATCAACAGTGTAGTCACCGTCAATATCACGGGCTGGCTTGTATTTAATTGCGTATGGAACTCCATTGCGTGTACCACGCAAATTCTTTTCCATGTTGTCAAAAACTTTTTCGTCTACCTTAAGTGCTAGACCTACAAGTTCTACGAAGGCACGAGCAAACATTGCATGTGCTGATTTAATCTGGGTATCAAAGCCACCCATAAGAGCCTGCACACCACGACCAGTTACGATAGAGGCATCAATATTTCCTGTGCGTGACTCTGGATAACGAGAGCCTAGACGAAGTTCTCCTTCAAGTACTTGCTGTTGAGCAAAAGCACCTGGTGGTATGTCAATAGACAATCGGCGAACATCTGAAGGTCGTTCAGTTCTGATAACAGCATCTGGTCCAAGGGCTAACTCACTTACATCTCGTGGGGCGACAAGGGGCGCTTGAACTGCTTTAGTAGCAGCCTCAAGTGAAAGAAGTGCATAACGAGCCTTTGCAACTTGAATTGCAAGTACATCGTCAAATTGTCCTCGCGCTTGTGAATCTAATGATGGGCGCTGGACAACACGAACAAGAACTTCACCAAGAGGATTA